TCTTAATTTAAATAACGCAGAAACAACAAGTCAATATTTTTGGAATAATACTTCACCAACTTCAAGCGTTTTTACTGCTTGGGGTGCGGAGGCAAATTCACATATCGCCTACTGTTTCCATTCAGTAAGTGGATATAGCAAGTTTGGAAGCTACTCTGGTACAGGTAGTTCTCAAACAATTACTACAGGATTTCAGCCAGATTGGATTGTAACAAAAAGAACTGATATAACAGATAACTGGAGAATGTATGATAGTGTAAGACAAAACGCACAACCATTTGATGAGATATTATATCCTAATTTAACTAATGCAGAAGAAGATAACGACACTTTTGTTACAGGTACAACATCTACAGGTTTTACATTAGGTACAGGTAATGGTTCTAACGCATCAGGAGGAACTTATATATATATGGCATTTAAAATAAATTAAAATGAATGGATTTGAACCATTCATATAATGCGTAATATATAAAAAATACAATTAAATCAAATTCAATAACTTATGACTTCAATCCTATATATATTATTAATCGCTACAACCTTAATATTAATTATAGGGCAATTAAAAAATGCTGAAATAATTATAGGATTAATTAAGGGATTTATGTTTGGGGTATTATATCATGAGCAAGAATATGATGACAATACAATAGATTATACTTTACAATGCTTAATAGGCTTTATTAGTGTAAATGTAATTTGGACACAAACTATAAAAGAATAGTAATATATTTGTATAAATTAAATTAAATTAAATGGCAAAAAATAAAATTAAAAAAGAAGAGCTTGAAGATCTTCAGGCTAAAGTTATTAATATAAATAATCTTCAATATAAATTAGGAGCATTAGAGATTGAAAAAAACAAAGTACTACAATCTTATGATGTTGCAAAAACAGAATTAAAAACTTTACAGTTAGCTCTTAAAGAAGTTTATGGAGGTGTTAGTATTGATGTAAACGATGGTAGCATTAAAAAAATAGAAGAAGCAGATGAGCAAATTGATAAGAAAAATTAGTATTGGGAAAGATTATAAAAATGATTCTATGCATTACGCAGTGGGACAAGACGTATATGGGGGGCATGTTATTTGTGATATTTTAGAAGAAAAAGAAAAGTATTTTATTTATATTAAAAAAAATAATGATATATTACCATGGAAAAGTTTTAATAAAAACATGGCTATATCCGTTGAATATAATTTAGAGTACTAATGAAACCAATTTATTCCTTTTTAATAAAACCTAAAAAAGAAAGATACAACAATACAAAAAAAATTGGGGATAAAGAGTTAATATTAAACACGGATATATCTGATCATAAATTTATAAGCAAGGAAGCTATTGTTTGTGAAACTCCTATTATGCGTAATACAAATATTAATAGAGGAGATGAATTATATGTGCACCATAATATATTTCGTCGTTGGCATGATGTTAGAGGTATTGAGCGTAATAGCAAAAGTTATTTTAAAGATGATTTATACCTATGTGAGCTAGAAGAAATATTTTTATATAAACGCAATGGTATGTGGAAAGCAACCGAGGGTTTTAGCTTTGTAAAACCTTTAGCTAATGAAGACAAATTTTCAATAAAAAATGAAAAATCTTTAACCGGTATTATCAAATACGTAGATAACACGAATAGCTTTAAAGTAAATGAAAAAATAGGGTTTACCCCTTTTAGCGAATATGAATTTATAATTGAGGGAGAAAGATTATACAGGGTAATAAATAAAGAAATATCTATACGTTATGGATTTAAAAAAACAGAAAGAGAGTATAATCCAAGCTGGCTATAAAGCGGTTGATGAATTAGTTAAAGTAGCTAAAGAAGCTATAGTTGAAACCGATGACGACGTTTCTGCTGATAGATTAAAAAATGCAGCGGCTACAAAAAAGCTTGCAATATTTGATGCGTTTGAAATATTAAATAGAATAGAAGTTGAAAAAAACTTACTTGAAAACAAACCAACGCAAATAAAAGAAAATACATTTTCAGGGTTTGCAGAAAAAAAATCTAAATAATGTCATATCAACAAACATTATATAAGATTATTGAGCCAATAAAAAAAACTACTATTAGTAGATTAAACAAAGGCAGGAAATGGGAATACGGATATAATGAAGAGCATGACGTTGTTGTTATTAGTAAGACCGGTAAAATAGGAGAAGTATATGAAATACAAAACTTAAAAATTGCTTTGCCAGCGGAAAAAGATGTGTATAGCAAAGATGATAAATGGATTGCGCATGAGTATCCCGCCGAGCTTTCAAGATTAAAAACAATATTTGATTGGAGAGATTACCCTGAGGAATTAAAAGAAAAATGGTATGCATACATTGATAGAGAATTTACCAAACGCGAAGAAGGCTTTTGGTTTTGCAACAAAGGTCGTAGCACTTATATTACTGGCTCTCATTATATGTACTTGCAGTGGTCCAAGATTGATGTTGGGAAGCCAGACTTTAGAGAAGCAAACAGATTATTCTTCATATTCTGGGAAGCATGCAAGGCAGATAAAAGATGTTATGGAATATGCTATCTTAAGAATAGAAGGTCCGGGTTTAGTTTCATGTCATCAAGCGAAACAGTTAACCAAGCTACTATCAGGTCCGACTCTCGATTCGGAATCTTATCGAAGAGTGGTGCAGATGCAAAGAAGATGTTTACAGACAAAGTGGTACCCATATCAGTCCACTACCCCTTCTTCTTTAAACCAATACAAGACGGAATGGATAGGCCTAAGACCGAACTTGCATTCAGAGTACCCGCCTCCAAGCTCACTAGGAAGTCCATCAGCGCAACCGGCTCCGCCAAGTCCGAAGCGCTCGAAGGGCTCGATACAACAATAGATTGGAAAAATACAGGGGATAATTCTTATGATGGAGAAAAATTAAAGTTATTAGTGCATGATGAATCTGGTAAGTGGGAAAGACCTGATAACATATTAAATAACTGGAGAGTAACAAAAACAACACTACGATTAGGTAGTAGAATCATTGGGAAGTGTATGATGGGTTCAACATCAAATGCTCTTGATAAAGGTGGTGAAAACTTTAAAAAATTATACTATGCTTCAGATGTTACAAAAAGAAACAGGAATGGACAGACTAGCTCTGGATTATATAGCTTATTCATACCTATGGAATGGAACTACGAAGGATTTATTGACGATTGCGGATTGCCTGTCTTTGAATCTGGAGGAGTTGACCGCGTTGATAATTTTGGAGAGTCAATTCCGATCGGAGTTATTGAGCACTGGCAAAATGAAGCCGAAGGGCTTAAAAGTGATCAAGATGCTTTAAATGAATTTTATAGACAGTTTCCGCGCACGGAAGATCATGCATTTAGAGATGAAACAAAAAATAGTATATTTAATTTACAAAAAATATATGAGCAAATAGATTACAACAGCGATTTAAATTCATCAAAATTTATATCAAAAGGAAACTTTCAATGGGAGCATGGTGTAAAAGATAGTAAAGTAATATTCATGCCGGATTTAAAGGGAAGATTTAATGTGTCTTGGATTCCAGCAGTGCGTATGCAAAACATTATAATTAATAAAAATGGAAAAAAATATCCTGGAAACGAACACTTAGGGGCTTTTGGATGTGATAGTTATGATATATCCGGTACGACAGATGGTCAAGGATCAAAAGGAGCATTACATGGGCTAACTAAGTTTAGCTTAGACGAAGCCCCTTCTAATAGTTTTTTCCTTGAATATGTTTCAAGACCTCCAACGGCAGAAATGTTTTTTGAAGATGTATTGATGGCATTAGTGTTTTACGGAATGCCATTACTTGCAGAAAACAACAAACCAAGACTTTTATATTATTTAAAAAGAAGAGGGTATAGGGGGTATTCTATGAATAGGCCAGATAAAAGTTATAATAAATTATCTGTAACAGAAAAAGAAGTAGGAGGAATACCAAATTCATCTGAAGATATAAGACAAGCACATGCAGCCGCAATTGAATCTTATATAGATAAACACGTAGGTTTAAAAGAAGAAGGTAATTATGGAGATTTATATTTTGATCGCACTTTAAATGATTGGGCATTATTTGATATAAATAAAAGAACAAAATTTGACGCAGCAATAAGTTCGGGGCTTGCAATAATGGCATGTAATAAAAATATGTATGCTCCCACTGTAGTTAAAACAACAAAAAAATTAGAATTTGAATTTAAAAAATATAATAATCAAGGAAATTTTTCAAAAATATTAAAGTAAATGGCAAAGTCACACCCAACAGGATTATTCCCGAGTCAATCAGTATCTAATGCAGAAAAAGCAAGTTTAGAATATGGACAAAAGATAGGAAGAGCTATTGAATCAGAATGGTTTAAAAAAGATTCTGGTACTTCAAGATATCAGTCCAATCGTGAAAATTTTCATAGGTTAAGGTTGTACGCAAGAGGAGAACAATCAATACAAAAGTATAAAGATGAATTATCAATTAATGGTGATTTATCTTATTTAAATTTAGATTGGAAGCCAGTACCAATTATCCCTAAGTTTGTAGATATTGTAGTAAATGGTATTGCGGAAAGAATGTATGATATAAAAGCATATTCACAAGATCCGCATTCAACACAAGCAAGAACAAATTACATGGAAAACATTTTGCGAGATATGAAGGCTAAGGAATATATAGACACTGTGCAAGAAGTTTTAGGTGTAAATACTTATAATACAGACCCAAAGAAATTACCTGTAGATGAAACAGAATTAAGTGTGCATATGCAGCTTGATTATAAACAAAGTATAGAAATAGCGCAAGAAGAGGCTTTAAGTAATGTTTTTGATTTAAATAAATATGAACTAGTAAAAAGAAGGCTAGATTATGATATAGCAGTTATAGGTATGGGATGTGTTAAAAACGCATTTAATAAATCCGAAGGTATAACTATCAATTATGTTGACCCTGCAGATATTGTATACTCTTTTACAGAATCTCCATATTTTGACGATTTATATTATGTGGGAGAAATAAAAAAAGTAAGTATTGTTGAGCTTAAAAAACAATTTCCTAATATATCAGATGAAGAAATAAAAAATATAGAAGAAAATGGATTGGGATCAGGTGCACTACTATACAATAAATCTTATGGGGCACTTGATGGAGATGATGAAGGATATGTATATATATTGTATTTTGAATATAAAACTTATAAAAATCAAACGTATAAAGTTAAAGACACTACAACAGGAGGTAAAAAAATAATAAAAAAAGAAGATACTTTTAACCCCCCAGCTGATCAAAGATCTCGTTTTGAAAAAGTGAATAGAGCAATTGAAACATTATATTGTGGAGCTAAAATAATTGGAAGTGAAAATATACTAGAATGGAAGCTTGCGGAAAATATGACTAGACCAAAATCTGATGTTACTAAGGTGCAGATGTCTTATAATATTGTTGCTCCTAGGATGTATAAGGGAAGATTAGAATCATTAGTTAGTCGAATGACTACCTTTGCAGATATGATTCAACTAACTCATTTAAAACTACAACAAGTATTGTCAAGAATGGTTCCAGACGGAGTGTTTTTAGACGCGGATGGTATTGCTGAAGTTGATTTAGGAAATGGTACAAATTATAATCCACAAGAAGCATTAAATATGTTTTTTCAAACAGGGTCTGTAATTGGGCGATCAATGACACAAGACGGGGAATTTAATAATGGTAGAGTTCCTATTCAAGAATTACAGAGTGGTAATGGGGGCGGAAAAATATCTTCTTTAATTACTGCTTATAATTACTATCTACAAAACATGAGAGACGTTACTGGATTAAATGAGGCAAGAGACGGCTCGGTTCCTGATAAAAACGCATTAGTAGGATTACAAAAACTAGCTGCTGCTAATTCAAATACAGCTACGCGTCATATATTGCAATCGGGATTATACCTTACTTTAAAAACTGCAGAAGCCGTAAGCTTAAGAATTTCCGATGTTTTAGAATACGCTAATACTAATAATCAATTTATAAATTCTTTAGGAAGATTTAATGTTGCTAATTTAAAAGAGGTATCAGAGCTACACTTGCATGATTTTGGTGTGTTTTTAGAGTTATCACCGGATGAAGAAGAAAAACAATTGCTAGAAAATAATATTCAAATGACGTTATCTAAAGACCAAATAAATTTAGAGGACGCCATAGATATAAGAGAAGTTAAAAATTTAAAGCTTGCTAATCAGCTATTAAAATTAAGACGCAGAAAAAAATTAGAACAAGATCAAGCTATTGCACGAAGAAATATAGAATTGCAATCTAAATCAAATGCGGAATCAGCGCAAGCTGCAGCGTCAATTGATATACAAAAAAATCAATCATCTATAGAAAATAAAGTAAAATTATCACAAGCTCAAACGGAATTTGATATTAAAAAATTAGAAAGAGAAGCTGCTATTAAGAAAGAACTTATGTTGCATGAATTTCAATTAAACGTAAAGCTTAAAGAAATGGATTTACGAGTGATTAATGATAAAGACAAGTATCGTGAAGATAGAAAAGATGATAGAACTAAAATACAAGCTTCACAGCAGTCTGAATTAATAGATCAAAGAAAAAATAATAAACCGCCTAAAGATTTTGAATCTGCGGGATTTGATACTTTAGGAGGGTTTGGATTAGAGCAATTTGAGCCTAAATAATAAATAAGGTTAATTATTCTTACCTTTGTTAAAAGAATAAATTATTATATTATATTATGTCAGAAGAAATAAAAGTAAAAGTTGTAGAAGAAGAAAATCTTTCTACGTCAGAAAAAGAAACTAAAGTTCTAAAAAAAATGGGACTTGATATTGGGGCTGAAACGGTCACTAAAGTAGATTTAAGAAAACCTAAAGAAAAAAAAGATGCCATTCAAGAGCAAAGCACAGATGAAATTTTTGTACGCGACGAATCCGGCGCTAGCGAAGAGGTTCAAGAAAAAAACGAAGCGCAGCCTGAAAAGTCTACCGAACAAAGCGAAGAAAAAAAAGAAGCGGTAATTGAAGAAGTTTTAGAAGAAGAAAAACCAAATTCTGAAATAAAAAAAGAAAAAACGGTTAAGCAGGAAAAAGAAAAGGATAAGGTTGAATTAAATATACCGGACGGAATAACAGAATTAGTTAGTTTTATGAATGAAACTGGAGGGTCTATGGAGGACTATATTAAGCTAAATAAAAATTATTCAGAACTAGACGAAAATAATCTTCTTAAAGAATATTATAATAATACAAAGCCTCATTTAAATGCTGAAGAAATAGATTTTTTAATTAAAGACAACTTTTCTTTTGATGAAGAAATAGACGACTCTATTGAAATAAAAAGAAAGCAATTAGCTTTTAAAGAAGAATTAGCAAATGCGAAAAATCACTTAGAAGCTGAAAAAGAAAAATACTATAAAGAAGTTAAAACTACAGGAGCTTTAAATACAGAGCAACAAAAAGCTATTAACTTTTTTAATAGATACAATACTGAGCAACAAGAAATTGCTCATCAACAAGAGAAAGCGACAAATACGTTTAAGCAAAAAACAAATGAAGTTTTTAATGAAGAATTCAAAGGTTTTGATTTCAACATTGAAGACAAAAAATATAGGTTTAAACTAAAAAATGTTGATACCACTAAAAATACTCAAATGGATATTATGAATGTTGTAGGTAGTTACCTAGACGAAAATAATACTCTTAAAGATGGGTATGGTTATCATAAAGCATTATTTGCCGCAAAAAACGCTGATAGCATTGCAAATCATTTTTATCAGCTTGGTAAAACAGAAGCCGTAAAGGAAATCGCGTCAGAATCCAAAAATATAAATATGGATCCGCGACAAACTAGTTCAGGCGTCGTTGAATCAGGAGGAATAAAAGTACGAGCAATATCAGGAGACGATAGCTCAAAGCTACGTATTAAATTAAAAAAATAATTAATAATTAAAATTTAAATATAAAATGGCAGCAATAACTCCATCAGCTGGAGGCTCGTTGAATTCAACGCCAGCACCAGCTAAACAGACATTATCTTCTAACTACCTATCTTTTACAGGTGGTTCTAACGATTGGTCTCAACAGTATTTACCAGACTTATATGAGCAAGAAGTAGAGGTATTTGGAAACAGATCTATAGCTTCTTTCTTAAGAATGGTAAGCGCTGAAATGCCTATGACTTCTGACCAAGTGGTTTGGTCTGAGCAAGGTAGACTACATTTAAATTACACAGGCGCAGCAGTAACAGACGCAGGTGTAATTACAATTGCAAACGCTGGGACTCATGCAGTAAGAGTTGGGCAAACTATTGTTTTAAGTGACAATCAAGCTTCTCCAACTGTTATTAAATGTTATGTTTCTGCAGTAGCAAGTGACAACACAACATTAACTGCAATTCCTTATTCAGGAGGTGCAACAGTTGGTGCGGTAACAGGATTTGATACAGCAACAGATAACGGAGCAAATACTTGTGATTTCTTTGTGTTTGGTTCAGAATTTAAAAAAGGAACAGCGGGTATGACTAACTCAGTTCAGCCTTCTTTTGCTTCTTTAACTAACAAGCCAATTATCATCAAAGATAAATATGAAGTATCAGGATCTGACGCTTCTCAAATCGGTTGGGTTGAAGTAACAGGAGAGCAAGGTCAATCTGGTTACTTATGGTATTTAAAAGCTGAAGGTGACACAAGACAAAGATTTGAAGACAACCTTGAAATGGCAATGGTTGAAGGTGAATTTGCTAAAGCAACAGGAGGTGTAGATTCTTTATTAGGAACTGCAGCTGCTGATGACACGGCAGGTACAGAAGGTTTATTCGCAGCAGTGACTTCAAGAGGTCATGTTACAACGGGAATTGCCGGAACATCCACAGCTGACGATTTAGGTTCATTTGATGAAATACTTAAAAAGTTTGATGCACAAGGTGCAATTGAAGAAAACATGCTATTCATTAACAGATCTGTTTCTTTAGCTATTGACGATATGTTAGCAGCTCAAAATTCATATGGATCAGGGGGAACATCTTATGGGGTATTCTCAAACAGTGAAGATATGGCTTTAAACTTAGGATTTTCAGGATTTAGAAGAGGTTCTTATGACTTTTATAAAACTGACTGGAAATACTTAAATGACGGTTCTACAAGAGGGCTTATTGAAAACGATATAAGAGGGGTAATTGTACCAGCTGGTACTTCTACTATTTATGACCAAATTCTTGGTAAAAACATAAAAAGACCTTTCTTACACGTAAGATATAGAGCTTCAGAAGCGGATGATAGAAAAATGAAATCTTGGACGACTGGATCAGTTGGAGGAAACTTTAGCTCTGATTTAGACGCAATGGAGGTTCACTACCTATCAGAAAGATGTTTAATTACACAAGGTGCAAACAACTTTATGTTATTAACTTCTTAAATTTTTCATAGTAGAGCAGGGTGCGATCAGTTAGATTAGCACCCTAGCTTTACTTTTTTACTAATCAATTATATATTATATTATGAAACAAAAAATAAAAGCCGCACCGGCTACCAAAAAAGTTGTTGAAGAAACAACAACAATTACTAAAGAAATTATTCAACCACCAGTAGAAAAAAAACCTACGTGGGAAATTAAAGACAGAGTTTATGTATTAAAAGACGGGCTATCGCCTCTTACTTATACAGTAAAAAGCTCTAATATTTACTTTTTTGATGAAGAAAAAGGTTTTGAAAGAGAATTAAAATACACAACAAACCAAAGAACTCCTTTCGTTGATGAGTTTAAGGGAGACGCTCAATTAGCGCATGTTGTTTTTTTAGACGGGGTACTAACAGTTCCTAAATCAAAACAAACTTTACAAAAATTATTATCACTATATCATCCACAAAGAGATCGACTTTTTTTTGAGTTTGACGCGGAAGCTAAAGCTGAAGACGAATTAGACAAAATGGAGTATGAAATAGAAGCGCTAAATGCAGCAATGAACATGGAAATTGATCAGATAGAAGCAATTGTGCGCACAGAAGCGGGCTCTAAAACATCTATGATGACTTCTAGTGAGCTTAAAAGAGATTTAATTAAAATAGCTAAGAAAGACCCTATTTTATTCTTAGAATTAGCGAATGATGAAAATATTCAAATAAGAAATATGGGTATTAGAGCTGTTGAAGCTAATATTATAAAACTTTCAGCAGATCAAAGAACTTTTACCTGGGGCAGTACGAATAAAAAATTATTAACTGTTCCTTATGAAGAAAACCCTTATTCTGCTTTAACGGCGTTTTTCAAAACCGACGAAGGTGTTGAAGTTTATTCTGCTGTTGAAAAACGATTAAATTAATAATAAATAGTCCGGCCCTTCGGGGCCAAAGGCTATAAACATAAAAATATGGCCATTAATGTAAATACAGTATACAGAACCGTTTTATCTTTATTAAATAGAGAGCAGCGAGGATTTTTAACGCCGGATCAATATAATCGATATGCCAGAATGGCTCAACTTGATTTATTAGAAAAGGCTTTTTTAGATTATAATCGTTACTTAACAAGAAAAGAAACAGGAAGCATTAATGACGAATATGCAAACCTTGCAAAATTAGCTAAAGAAAAAATTGATATATTTTCAACATCGTCTACTTTAAATTTTATAGACGGGGTAGCTTTAATACCAAATAATTTATATAAATGTATAATGGTTAGCACAGGCTCAAGAGCTATAGAAGTAGAAGAAATACAAAAATCAGATTTACCAATAATTACCTCTTCAAAACTTACAGCTCCAAGTGTTTCATATCCAATATATTATAAACAAGCATCAAGTGTATATATATTACCAAGCACAATTACAACTGCAACAATAGATTATGTTTATAAACCAAATGATCCTCTTTGGGCATTTACAACAGGAAGCACATATGGGGATATGCAATATTCAAGTGCAAACTCAATTAATTTTTCACTCCATGATTCTGAGGAAGTAAATTTAATAGCTAAAATATTATTACTAGCGGGTGTGACAATTAAAGACCCTAATGTTGTTCAAATAGCTAAGCAAGAAGAAGTTCAAAAAATAAATCAAGAAAATTCTTAATACATGTCACTAATAACACAAACAGCCAGAGAATATTACGAAGGACATCAGTTATTTACGGGAGATGGTTCTACAGTAGATTTTATATTAACATTTACACCATTACCTTCTGCAGAATCTCAATTTAGGGTATTTATAAATGGGGATGAACTTGATAATGATCTTCATTCATATAATAATTCTACAGGCGTTGTAACTTTTACAACAGCTCCAGCAAATAATGCTGCTATAAAAATACTATTAGACTCTCCTAATACAGGAAATTATAGATATATTTCTTTAAACGATATAGTAAATAATTTTATAATTTCATATATAGGTGATGGAAAAATAATAGATCATGCAAGAAAACAAGATGTTTTATTTCATACAAAAAGAGCAATTCAAGAGTTTAGTTATGATATAACAAGAGTAGAAAAAATACAAGAGGTGCAAATACCGTCTACACTAGTGGTGCCAATGCCTCAAGATTATGTTAATTATGTAAAACTTTCTTGGATAGATGATAATGGGTTAGAAAGAATTATATACCCTACAAATCAAACATCAAGGCCCTCTCAATCAATACTACAGGACTCACAAGGCGATTATTTATATGACAATGATAATTCTTTATTGTTAGGCACTTCAGAAACATCAAGATTATTTCAAGGAATTGAAACAAATGCTGCTTTAGGAACAGCAAGCGCTAATGATTATTTTACACATAATTCTGATTATAGCGACAGCATAATAGGATATGGAAAAAGATATGGTAGTAGTCCCGAACATTTACAAGTAAACGGGGTGTTTGTACATGATGAAGCAAATGGCCAATTTGGATTTAGTAGCAATTTAGCAGAAAAAATATTAACTATTCATTATGTATCTGACGGGTTAGGTACAGATGCAGAAATGCAAATACATAAATTAGCGGAAGAAGCTTTATATAAATATGTTGCGTACGCTATTTTAACAACTAAATCAAATGTTCCTGAATATATTGTTAATAGATATAAAAGAGAAAGAAGGGCTGCAATGCGAAACGCAAAACTTAGATTATCAAATATTAAATTAAGAGAGCTTACTCAAATAATGAGAGGTAAATCTAAACAGATAAAACACTAATAAATGCCTGAAATCAAAAACAATTTCCTAAAAGGGAAAATGAATAAGGACCTTGATGACAGATTATTGCCACCAGGAGAATATAGAGATGCGCAAAATATTGAAGTTTTAAAAACAGACGGTTCTAATGTTGGTGTTTTACAAAACGCAGCAGGAAATTCATTAGCCCATGCAGCTTTAAATTTATCTACAGATATTGACGTTATAGGTACATATTTTGATGAAAAAAACAAACGTATATATTGGTTTTTAACTGATAATAATGATTTATATGAAAATGATTGGTATATAAATTCTGCGTTAAACCAAAATAGATTTCATGCTATATATTATTATGACGCTGATCCTTCGAGTAATACTTACAAAACCGCAAAAGAAATTGTTGGTGGTAGCTTTTTAAAATTTAGTAAAAAATATAAAATTACAGGTATTGCTATGATTGATGATTTATTGTTTTGGACAGACAATAAAAATCAACCAAGGCGTATAAATGTTGTAAAAGCTATTTCAAATCCTTCGTTTTATGATAATGAATTAAAAATTAGTTTAGCTAAATACGCGCCATATATTGCTCCCATTTTAATGACAGACACGGGCATTGCGGGGACTTCAACAATGACTAATGATACTAACATTGATAATGACTACATTGAGGAAGAATTTGTACGTTTTTCATATAGGTTTAAATTTAATGATAATGAATATTCTGTGCTAGCTCCTTTTTCTCAAATAGCATTTAAACATTCATATAAATCGGGAAGTGAATACGGTGAATTTGACGAAGCTGCAGAAATTAGAGCTTATGAGTCAACTGAATTAGATGGAATGATTAATAATACTAATAAGGTTATTATTGGTGTTGAGTTACCCTCTATAAATCCTAATGCGGATTTTGAAATAAAAGAAATTGAATTTATAATTAAAGAATCTGATAGTACTGTTGCAAGAGTATTAGAAACAAAAACTTTAACAGATGCTAATATCTCATCCACTTTTTATAATTACACTTATAAATCAGATACCCCTCAAAACGCTTTACCTGAAGACCAAATAACTAGGGTTTTTGATAATGTACCTACAAAGGCAAAAGCTTTAGATATAGTTGGAAATAGATTAGTATTTGGTAATTATTCTCAAAATATTGAAATACCTACATTAGATTATAATGTTTCATATGGGGCAAAAGGAACACAAACTTTTACTGGTGATGCTATAGAAACCGAATTTACTTTAACAATAAAATCGCCTGTTACTCCAGATCAAAATTTAATACCAAATAATACCAATCAATTTAACATATATATAAATGATATACTTTTAGCAAGCACAGAATATGGGTATGATGGTACGACAGGTGTTATTACTTTTAACACAGCTCCAGCAAACGGGGCTGTAATTACAGTTGTATTAGCAAATCATGAATATCCTGATAGCTCTTTAAAGCAAAGACGTACATATCAAGTAGGAGTTTTACTTGCAGATATATTTGGAAGACAATCCCCAGTATTATTACCCACAACAGTTTCAGACAGTATCATTACTGTGCCAGCAAGAGGTACAGCTGCAGAATTCAATAGTTGGATTGGTGACAATTTAAAAATTACTTTTAATGCTCAAAATGGTAAATTAATTCCTGACGATAATGTTTATTCAAATGAATTATCTAGTGGTATATATGCAACATATAATCCTTATGGTTGGTATTCTTATAAAATAGTTGTTAAGCAATTAGAGCAAGATTATTATAATATTTATGCGCCTGGAGCAACAGTAGTTGATAACAATTCATACATAACTTTATTTGGAGATAATATTAATAAAGTGCCAAGATTATTGGAAACAATAGGTGAAACTGCAATCGCAAAATCAGATGTGTTATTATATCCTAAAATAATAAACACAGCTTTTTACACAACAACAACATCAACAACAGGAACAAGAAGTGCGGCAACAGGGGGTACAACCACAACAACCTCAGCTATGATTTATTCTTGTAACCAATATCAAATATTTAACAGGGATACAAACAGCGCAAGAACATTTACGTACGTTCCTTGTAATAGTACTATCGCTAGTGCGGGGGATCTTGTTTCTTCCGCTGTTAGTGTTTCATTAGCAGCCGGTAAAAAACAAAAAATATGGTCTTTAACATTTCCAGAATTAAACGCTAATGCTGACGTAGGATTTTTAGAAATTACTCAATTAACTTTTAATAAAGTACAAGATGCCAACGCAGCCACAGGTTATTCTGAAATAGAATTTACAGATCCTTCTTCAGGCCAAATAATAAAAACTATTGAGTTTAATTCAGTAAAATTAGCGCAGAGTTTAGTAGATATTGATGAAATACCAATATTAGGTATAGGTAAATTATCTGATTTTAATTCTATAGCTATAGATACAATTCAAGAATTTACTAGAAGTTCACAAGTATATGATGATGCAGGTGGTCCTTTTTATCAAAGCCAAAATAATCATTTGATTGCTCAATTGCCGCCTTATGATATAACCTCAAATAGATCTGATGCGTTAGGAGTTAGAATGTTATTTACTGATGATACCGCAACCGATAATACTGTAAAACCAGATTTATCTGTTACTTCGTATATAAAAAGAGGTAAATATATTGATTTAGCTGTATTTGAAACTTTACCTGTAGAAAGTACAATTGATATATTTTATGAAACATCTACTTCTGGAAAAATTAATGAATTAAATGCTTTAGAAACAGGTGAATTTACACCAGCAAATGTTACAATATCAGATTTTGCTGTTGCTCAAGACGGTGAAATAACAGCACCATCAATAAATGTAGGCTCATTACAATCTGTTGAATATGTAAACGCGGTCCCAAATGCCGGGGCAGATACTAATTTTACATATTTTAGAGTTAGTACTAATACAAATAGAGTAGCTAAATTAATAATTACAGCTCCTAATGGATATACAAATGCAGGTACAAATATAATTATTTCAACTACTGTAGTTCAAACAGCTACGCCTGGATTAAATACTACTGTGCCATTATTTTCTGATTTATCTTTAGTTTCAACAATTGCTACAAGCGGAACAGACGCTTCATTAGAAGTTTCGGCAACAATTAGTAATAATGGTAATGCTACAGTTACAGAAAGAGGGTTTAAAATTGGAACAACTAATGTTTACGCTAATGCAGAAAATATTCCAGATCTAAGCGGAGGTATAGGAACATATACAGCCACTAAAACAGACGCAACTATAAACACTTTGTATTATATATGGGCATGGGCAACAAATTCAGTAGGAACAAATGTACAAGGCCCTATTGAAGTAACAACACCTGAATTAGGTGAATTTACAGCTGCAGAATGGACAGGAACAATTAGTGTTGATTCATCTGGTGCTGTAACAACTGTTGTAGGTAATTCACCAGAAGTTTTATACGCAGGGACAGTTTCTCCAAATCCAAGTTCTACAGATACCGTTCAAGTAACATTAGGTAAAGCAGATGGTGATGCGGCAACTTATGGTAATAATAATAATACAATAAGAATTCAAGTTCCTACATCAGGATATTCAAATTCAGGTGCAAATGAATATTTATATACAGCTGTAAAAACAGTAACACAACCAGCTTCAACAGGAGGAACTTATACAATAGCACAGCATGCTGTTCCAAGCGGGTTCAGTATTTCTCCTACAGGAGTATTTACGCTAGGCACGATTCAACAAGGCACTTCTTTAAATAGTGTTTCGTTAAACGGAAATCTTTTAGCTGATGGTCAATCTACGAATATTTCTGTTGTAAATTCAGCCACACTTAGAACATTAACTTTAAATATAACGCCAGGCGCGCCCTTTACAAATCCTTTAGCGGCTGATTTTACATTTAATATTGTACAACCAAGTAGAGAAGTAGCAAGTACGGGGGTACCTAGCCAATCAACTGTAATAAATTCAACACAAACTATTGACTTAAGAAATTATTATAGTAATACTTCAGGTAAGTTTTTTGAAATTACATCTAATAATGCAACAGGCTCTTTAATTAGCGCTTCTATTGTAAATAATTATCAGCTACAGCTTATAGGGCAAGGTTCGTGTACCGATATATCAGGTACAACTTCAGCAGGAAGTATTGTAATAAAAGCAAATAATGAAAAAGCTGTAACGGATGGTAGTGTTGCTGGAAGTACAGCAGCAGTGTCTCCCACAGAAGCAGGAACAGATTCATTTTCCGAAACAGTTAATTTATCAGTAACAGCCTGTGCATCACCAACAGCTAGTCTAACAATGTCTTATAACTCAGGAGGATCTACCCTCGCATCAGGAGTTTCATTATCAAGTGCTTCTTCAAAAACTTATACATATAATACTTCAGATATAGGAAATTCATTTACAAACCAAATGCAGTTTACTTTTACTCATGCAAGCGTAAACTTAACATCTGGAATGATTTCATTTGTAAATCCGACAGGGGGTTTTTCATATGTAGTAACAGAAAATGGTGATAATAGTATAACAATAGGTTTTAGCGGAACAAATCCAAATCAATCTGCAAATAATAATATTAATTATTCTTTTGATATAAATATTAATACATCTGTAAATTATATATCAGCTATACAGCTAAACATGGTAAACGCTGGATATAATATTTCAGGAAATGGAATATTAAGTGTATCAGGAGCATCAACTAATAATCAGCTTCAAATGGATAGTAAAACCATAACAGCCACTAATAACGGTGTTTTTACTGCAAATCCAACAATATATTATAGCAATCAAACACCTAGTGGAAGTAATTATATACATGTGACTTCTCATACTTCAGCTAACCCTTTTGTTATAACCCAACCTTCCGCTAATGGAAATAATAGCTTTACAATTACAGGTACATCTAAAATATTAAATGGAGATACAAGCGGATATGCAAATGTAGTGTTAGTTCCAAATACGGGGGTTACAAATACTGTTACAGCTATTAAAATTCATGGAATACAAGTAAATTCCGGACAAACAGGATATCATTATTCAGCAAATCCTATTGCTGGCCAAGCTAATACTACAATTGATTTTTCTATAGTAGGAACTGGAGATATTAGTGTAGCCGTTTCAAATGTTAGTTTAGGGGGTTCAGTTGCAAATTTAAGCAGAACTACTGGGTATGGTAATTTTAGCGGAACTGTTACTATAGGGACAGCGGCTTCAAGTGGTACCTTTACATTAACCGCTACGCCAACAGGAGGCACAGCATATAGCATAACGGTGCAACATGTGCGAGTAACAGATGGTGGTACTTCTGGTATAAGGGGATATTATATTGATAAATCAAATGGGCAGGCTTCGCCTGGTGCAACACAATCTGATGGCTACCCAGCAATTTGTGATTTGAATTATGGTAATGATCAAATATATAGCTCTTCATCAAATTATAATGTAGGAGATACTTTTTATACAACAGACGAAGCCGCTTACGTGGTTAAACAAGGCCAAACAATTCAACAAGGAGAAGTTTGGCAAGGAGGAAATTTATATTATAAAGTACGCCGTATATATTTTTACACCGGCAGTAATGTTTATATACCATCAGGAAGTCAAACATTTTATGTGCAAATAGACAATAATGGTCAAATTGTTACTCCAGGGCAAGTAAGCTGTGGATTAAATCATGCTTTTTAATAATACATAAAAAAACGTAATAATAAAACTATGAGTGTAACATTAGAAATAAAATACTTTAATACCTTTGTTATAAAGAGTTCGGAGGTTACACATCAAGTAGTTGGAACTGGTGATGGAGCCACAGCTTCATTTATTATTGCAGAGTTAAGTGGTAATACTATATATGCTGTTCCAAATTCAATTGCAGATTTTCAGGTTTATTTTAATAATGAGCTTCAATCCGCTACAGGGTACGTGTATAAAAATAGAATTCGAGAAATAACTTTTACATCCCCACCCCCTGCTAATAAAGAAATACTAGTAGTAGTAAAAAACTGGCATATAGAAGAATCAAGAATAAAAGGGTCTTTCAATGGCAAAACTGTTGATTTTGGAGTACGAGCCTCTATAACAGATCCTGAATATAATGAAGAAACAAGAGAAGCGTCGCTTATATATTCCGGTATATATAATGGGAGAACAAGGACAAATGAAATAAACCAATTTAATCCCTCACTTCCAAATACAAAATCAATTGATTCAGCATTTGGTTCAATACAAAAGCTTTACGCAGAAGACAACAACTTAATAGTATTTCAAGAAAGCAAAGTAAATAACATACTTATAGATAAAGATATTATTTTTACAGCAGAGGGAGATGCTCAAGTAACAGCGTCTGATCAAGTATTAGGACAAGTTGTGGCATATACTGGCAATTACGGTATTGGTAAAAATCCTGAAAGTTTTGCCGCTTATGCAGGTAGAAAATATTTTACAGATAAAAACAATGGTAGTGTTTTAAGATTATCAAGAGACGGTATTACTGAAATATCTAATTATGGAATGCGTGATTATTTTAAATCTAATTTAAAATTAGCAGATACTCTTGTAGGACTTTGGGATAACCAAAAGAAAAAATATATTTTGTCTTTACAAGAAACTGATGTTGTAAATACATTTGTTGGCAACGGAAGTGATGTTGCTTTTTCATTAGCATTTACTATAATAGATAAAGATTTTAATACTGTTAATTTACCAGACCCAACAAGTATATCACAAATTGAAATATTTACAATAGCCAGTGGGGCAAATGCATTAACTGCAAATATTGATTATACATATAATGCGTCTACAAGTGTTGTTACGTTTACAAATGCACCGGCTTCACAGGATACAATAACAGTTTATTTAAGAGATTTTGCAGACGGATTTAAAACATTATGTTATGATGAAGAAATAAATGGCTGGAGCTCTTTCTTTACTTATAAACCTATATTTGGAGGAAGTTTAGATGCAGACTTTTATACATATGCAGAAAGTAATGATTTATACAAACATTATGATTTAACTGCAAATAGAAATTCTTTTTATGGCAATACTTCAAACGCCTCAACAGTTGAAGTTATTATGAATCAACCGCCTTCAATTAATAAATATTTTAAAACAATTAATTATGAAGGTAGTACAGGTTGGGAAATAACTTCTATGCTAACGGATAGCGATATAGCAAAGCCTATTGATGCATATGTAGCAACAAGCGCGGCAGCAGAAAATACATGGCAAGATTTAATTGTATCTGGTTTTAAAAAGAAGAACAACAAATACTATTCATCTATAATGAATCAATCTCTTCCAGGAAGAAATGAAATTATTTATGGAGAAGATATATCGGGTATTAAAGGATTTTTTAGTAAATTAACACTAAGCATTTCTGACACTGCTCAAAAAGAATTATTTGCGGTATCAAGCGAATACGAACTATTAACAAATTAAAATAAAAAATATGGCAATAAAAGGAATACCTGAAATTTTCAATACTGCATCAGCCGGGGGGTCAATAGCTGGTGGGGCAGGATTAGGAAGTTCTATAATGGGAATTACAGGCCCGCTTGGAGCCTTTACAGGTTTAGTTGGTTTATTTAAAACTATTGATGCTAATAAAGATGCTAAGAGAAGAGAGAGAGAAGCTGCAGAAGCACAAAAAGCAGCTGAAGACAGATTTGATAATTATGCTTCAAACTTTAACATTCCTTCTCAAATGGGTGGGACGCAAGCAGAAATAAGAGCAAGACTTCAAGCAAATCCTAATACTGTTTTTGACCCTTCAATGCAAATGGGAAGTTTTAGTACTCCTGGTAGTTTTGCAGGAGGGTTACAGCTTACGCCTGGTTTTGATCAAGATAGTTTTAAAGTTGAATATGATCCAACAACAGGAGAATTAATATCAACAACAACTACTCCTAAAGGAAAACAATCAGCAACAAGAGCTAAAATGCCTACGCTTGGTGAACTGCAAGGATTAAATTTAGATGGAGCTAAAATACAACAAAAACTAGATATGTTAAATAAAGTTGATGGAGTATTAGATGTGCCTTGGTGGGAATCACAACCTGGTTTTGAAGAAATAGCTGGAAGCTATCAATCAACAAATCCTAATAGTAAATATTATAATGCTGATGCACAATTTACAGGACCTAAACCTCTTGACCCAAGCGAACTTCCAACAATAACAACAGATGAAGCAGGTAATGAAATACTTGAATTTACTGATAAAACAAAAAAAGAAATAGCTGAGGGAATTGATAAGATAAAAGATTTTTTACCAACTGAAGAGCAAATGGAGCAAATATTAAACGATATGCCTAAAAAAGAAGATGGCACTTTAGATTTAGCTGCAATAGATGCTCAATATTATGATAATATACAAAGTTCTGGAAATAGTGTTACGGGACAAATAGTAAATGGCCTTCCTACTCCTATGGGATCGTCTATAAAACAATTATCGTCTGTTCCTTTAGGCGCTCAATTATATGAAGGAAGTAATATACAAAACCCTTATGGAAGGTTTAGAGATGTAAGTGGCGTAATACAAGACAGAAGTGATCTTGTTATGGGGCCAAATGATAGAAGAAATTTATTAGTTAACAGGGGAGACATGCTTTCTGATGTTAGCGATAGGTTTAGAGACACCCGAAGCGTAGGAGAAGATTTATCTCAACAGGAAAACTTAGCGGGGCTTATAAAAGATTTAAGACCCGGTGCGCAAGATTTTTCAGGCTTAGCTACCGATACAAGCACGTTAGCGTCAAATACATTTGCAAACTTACAAATAGCTACTCAAGCAGCTGATTTAAAAGCTCAACAAGCGGATCAAGCTTTAGCAAACACATTATCAACTATAAGAGCGACTGGAGCTGGAGCAGGGGGTGCAACAGCAATTGCGCAAGCAGCACTTCAAAGCAAATTAGGGGTTGCAGCAACAATTGAACAACAAGAAGCAAGAAACAATGAATTAAGAGCAAGGGGTGAGCAAACTGTAGAACAGATAAGAATGAGTGAATCAAAACGTATTCAAGATATTCAGTTAGCTGAAAGATTAAGAATTGAGTCATTAAGGCAAGCAGAAGGTAGAAGAATAGATGAAGTTGCTTTATCTGAAGGAAGAGCTTTAAGAGAATTAGGTGTTTCTGAAGGAAGAAGACTGCAAGATTTATCTGTTGCAGATAGAATAAGAGAATCTCAATTAGGTGTTGATGAAGCTAGAAGAGTTCAAGAAGGTAGGTTTGGAGAAACTAGAAGAATAGACGATGCTAGATTTAACGAAGCTGGTAGAATTCAACAAATTCAATTACAAGAAGCTTTAAGAAAACAAGCTGCAGCATTTAGTGAACAACAAGCTTTAAGATCTGCAGATATAGCGGGTGTTCAATATCAGCAAGGAATAGCTGAGGATAGAAGCCAAAGAAATTTAGATAGATTAGCAGGACTTCAAACACAAGCTATGGTAAATGCCCAAGCAGCAGAAGCTTCAAAGCAAGCAACAAGTGGCGCTTTAGCGGGAGGTTTACTGCAATTAGCTGGATCATTAGGAGCTGCAGCAATAAAACCTGGAGGATAAAAATTAAAAAAAATGAGTTATAGAAATCCAAAAATAATTACACCGCCTAACTATGGAGAAATATTTGCAAAAAACATGCAATATGGAGC